GCTCCGGGGGGTCCCTCCCTTCCTGGCCTCGCCCCAGCTCCGGACCCTCTAGAAGTGGGCTCCCTTCGCGCCGCCCTCCGGGCACCCGCTCCCTCCGCTTCGCTCCGGGGGGGCCCCGCCCTACGGGGCGCTACGGGTCGGGCCCGCAATGGCGGGCCCTATTTCTTTTTGAATCTGTTGTGGTTTGCATGTGTTTCAGGAATCGGGATTCGGAACCCATTACGTATTTCGTGACAGCTATGATGTTATTCTACGAACGTTTTGTGGACGGGTGGTGCGGGCCCGCACCGCCACGTCATTAGTGGGACTATAAATACGTAGGACCCACGTGGCACTGCACTTTTTTAACTTTCTCAAGGGTGATGGATGCAAGCTACTTCATCGAATCTGAAGCCGACTCGTCTAGCATGGAGGTGTCGGATGACTGCGAGGAGATTTCCCCGGCAGAATGGGAGCAGGCCTTTCGTGAAGTTGAACTCGAACGTAATCGGCGTGCGGTGGAGGCAGCGTCTCCTTCACTTTCGGATGATGAACGACATGCACCGGTTTGTGCAGCTGCTCCTACCCCGCAACGCGTAGAACGCGTCCATTCTGGCATGGGGCATCTGGCTCGTGCCGCCGCAGCTGCGTCGCCACTAGAGCCGCCCCCTGCACCCCTCGGTGAGGTGCCGCCCTATCCGCCCGGCCTTGCTGATCTCCCAGAGTCGGATCGCAAAGAAACGACTCGCGTCGTCTTCACGATCAATAACCCCGGCGAGGAGCGGCCCGTCTTCGACGCGACCAAGATGGCGTACCTGGTTTGGCAGCTCGAACGTGGAGCTAATGGTACCCTGCACATCCAGGGCTACTGCCGTTTCGCCCGCAAGTTTAGACTTCGCACGGTGCTTCCTTTGTTCGGAGGTCGCGCACATGTGCTCATTGCAAGGGGCAACGAGCAACAGTGTCGCGACTACTGTACCAAGGAGGACACACGCGTCTCGGTCGGAGAAGAGCACGGCGAGTTTAACCCCAATGCTGGTAAGAAGGGCCATCGCTCCGACCTAGACGAGGTATCCGCTAAATGCGCTGCCGGCGTCCCTTTGCAGCGGATTATAGCGGAACATCCTACAGCGTGGATCCGCTACAGCCAAGGTATAGCGGACTTGCACGAGAAGCTAGCTCCGGAGCTGCCCCCAGCAAGGGATGTGACTGTGCAAGTTCTGTGGGGCCCGTCTCATACTGGGAAGACCCACAGGATCCTTACGAATACTGTGCTACGCCGCACGGGTGGTATTTACGTCGTAAAGCCTGGTCGCGGCCCCTGGGACAGGTACCACGGCCAGGCTACCATCCTCTTCGACGAGTTCAATTGGAGGAAATGGGAGATCTACGAGATGAACCAGTACCTCGACAAGTGGACAACCTCCCTGGATTGCCGCTTCCGCGACAAATCCGCCGTGTGGACGCATGTAGTGATCTGCGCAAACTCATCACCAACTACGTGGTACGCGGATGCGGAGATGGAGGTGCTGCTCGCGTTCCGCCGCCGCCTGGGCCATGGGTGCCGCCACATAGTGTCTCAGGAGCAGGTTGCGGACACGTCTCCGGCAAACCCGGACTTCGACCCTGTCGACGGAAGAGACTACCTGCTCCTGCACCCAAGGGCACAGGCGCCATCTACGACTACTTCAGTTGACAACCCACCAGCTGCTGCCGCCGCTGCCGCAGCACCCCCACTCCCCCCGTTCAGAGTGAACGGTGCCCCCCCTCGCGATTGGATCATCTGCCCAGACTCCCAACCCCCTTCCCCTACCCAACTACAGTAAGATGAATCCAATCTTTGTATAGTTCATCTCGGGATCTCAGTTGTCAGAGTAGCGAACACGAGAGGTATACTTGAAAGCTACCTGCTCGGGTGCACCTGCCGGGTCATCCGAGATGACCAGCAGGTAGAGCGAACCAGTGATTATATCAGCTATGGTACCCGCGTCTCCTGCGTTGAAAGTAACAGGAAGGTTTACGCCCTGGTAGAACTTGACAATCTTCGGAGCCGCGCGGAAGTCTTCGGCTTCCCCAGAGGAAAGGCCGAACTTCATGTCGCGTAGGATAAGGAACCTCTCACGATTTTCGAGGTTCTTGGGACGGATCACTGCGTTCCCGTCTCCGACCGTTCCCAGCACTTGTGCCGGAGTCAGAGCAGCCGCATTCGCCTGCCGATCATAAATGATCATCATACGAACGCAGGTGGGTACGCTATCAAGAGCCGGAGTAGTAGGCTGAAAGACCGCATTGACCTCTATGGTCTTCATCGTAACCTGCCGGCCGTTACGCTCTGTAATGTCATCGCCGCGGGCAATGCCATTCAACAGGTACGCGGCACCTGTTGAGGTAACGCCGCCAGGTGCTGCCGAAACATCAACGGCCTTCAGCTCACCGGCGGCAAGCTGAAGCCCACGCACTGCCAAGTTTGCCAGTGCGTCCGCCTCACGGTAGCCAGTAACCCGTAGGGCACGCGCTGCTGCCGCCCTTGCAGGTGCCGCCGCGCGGCGCCTGCCAGGGCCACTCGTTGCGTACTCGTGCCTCACCGAAAGCGCCTTGGTCCAACCAGGCGCACGTTTACCCACTTTCCTCCACATGTCTGCGTTTCTTATAAAGTTAGTTCTGTGGGTATTGACGTCACGTTTACTTTAAAACGTGACGTCAAAGGTGCAGTGCGGTGCACTCAGGTGCAGTTTTGCCTATTCTGGGCATTGCGCAGAGGTATCCTGCGCCAAGGTGACCTTAGGGTAATAGTAGTTACCTAAGGTCACCTTACCCACACCCCCACCCCCACCCCTCCCCCGCTAGCGCCTAACCCCGTTGGTTGGGGAGGGGAGACCCTCTGCTCCTGCTTAGGAGAGGACTCGCTGGGGCCCCTCGGCCGAGAAGGGGCCCTCCCTCCCTCCGCTTCGCTCCGGGGGGTCCCTCCCTTCCTGGCCTC